CTCTTAGCCAATTCGCCGCCGTCCCACCCGCGTAGATGTTCCACTTGTTAGTGCCGCTGGAGACTGCGCTAGAAAATCCAAAGATGTTGTCACCCCTAGTCAAATCGTCGCATTGAAAACCATACTGATTAGTAATGGTTGAGCCAGCACCCTTTGTTCCGTTACTGGCGCTCAACGAATACATATTTGCCATCGTAAAACTAGCGGCAGCAGTGCTAGGCGCAGAAACAACACCTGACCCAGAAGTAGTTGCTCCCGACTGAAACGTGGGCGCAACATTCACACCGCGACAAGCCGTCGACCCTGTTAAACCCGTCGAAATGATATTAAGAGCATTCTGACTAACGCCAGCACCACCCACCCCCATATACCCATTCACCGTCACAGTGTCGGTGGAGGCATCGCCAAGGGTTGTATTGCCTGTGATGTTGGCATTACCTGCAACAGACAATAGGTTTGTGGGCGAACTCGTCCCAATCCCCACGTTCTGCGAAGCATCTACCGTTACCGCAGTCGTACCCGCACCCGTACCCGTCTTTAACTCCAGTATCCCGGTGTTGTCTGACGTTACCTGTACGCCATCGGTTGCATTACCCGCTTTGATTACTGATGCCATATCCGCCTCTTAAATAACAACCCAGCGCGAACCGCTAGGCACAGTGACTGTGACGCCGTTGTCAATCGTAATCGGACCCGTGGTCATTGCATTGTAGTTTGTGGTGATGGTATAGCTTGTGGTGACAGTCTGACCATTCTGGAAAAATATCTGATCTGCCCCGCCACCGGTAGCGCCACCACCCAATGCACCCCATGACGATCCATTGTTTCCTTCGAATCGACTAAATGAGGTGTTATAACGAATTGCACCTTGCCCACCAGCTTGCTGCGCTGTGGTTCCTACTGGAATAACCAAACTACCTGTACCGCCAAACGTACTATTACCCGCTACGGTCAAAGCACCACTCAAATCCAAACTGCCCAAATGATCAAACTGGTAGGTGACATCCACCGCATCGTTGAATATCAGTGCGGTCTTGCCATTCGGGATGGTGACGCCTGTTCCAGCAACAATCACCCGAACGCTTTGATCGCCCGTAGTGCCGTTCTTGACGATGTAGTTTTTGGTAATCGCAGGGACAATCAGGTCTCTCGTTGTGGTCAAGCTGACGCTGGACGCAAGGTTCAGAAATACCGCACGAGCATCCTGAGCCGCATTCGAGTTACTGATAGTTAACGTCTTGTTGGCATCGGTAGTGAACGTGACCGTAACTCTGCCAACAATCGCCTGTTCCAACGCCGTACCAAGGTTGGTATTGGTAGTGGTTCCCCAAGTGCCAACCTGCTCACCAAGTGCGATGAGTTCTATCTTTAGGTTGGTTGAGTATGTGGATGGCATATTACTTTCCTCTTACAAAATAATTAAATAACCACCCATCGGGAACCGTTAGCAACCGTTACCGTAATGCCATTCGCAACAGTAATCGTTCCTGCACTCATGCCGTTATAACCAGAGGCTACCGTGGTGTTTATATTAACAGTGTTGGAATTTAAGTAAATAGCCGCTGACCCTGCTCCACCATAGACTGCGTTGCCCTCATCCTCATAGGTTGACTTGCTTGCAGGGTAGGTAACAAAGACATCTTTGGTTCCTGCGGAGAAGTTAACCTTCGACCCACTGTTGGAAGACTCCAGCACCGTGTCTCTAGACAAGGTTGTGCCGCTGGAGGTGTACGTTCCAATACCCACTTCCCACTCATTCGTTGCCTGTCCAGCAATTGTGTAGTAGGTGGTGTTGCCGTTCCCGATGACTGAAAACGATTGAAAGCCTGTGACAGCCCCCGCAAGCGTGATCGTCCCTGTACCAGCAGTGGTCGTGGTTTCTCGGACTCGATCTTTAACGACAAGTGGCATATCAGTTTGATGTCTTTATGACATTCCAAGTGGTTGAGTCAGACGTATTAATTACCGACCATGTACCGCTGCTCTGCGCGTTAATTACATTCCATGTCACCGACTGACTGTCGTTGATCAGGTTCCACAAGAGCGTCCCCAAGGCGCTGTCAGACGCCCTTGCCAACTCGGCTATGGAGCCGCCATAAATCAACAGGGTGGATGTTGTTTCTGAACCTGACGCGCCTTCATTGATCAGTGCGCCAATATCAATAGCACCACCAATCAAGTCAGATGCGGCAGCATCTTCCGACAGGCTAACAACAAAAATCGTTCCGGCAGAGGGCTGATCCGATGCCGTAGCGGTTTCGTCAATGAGTGTCGGGAATGCAAAAGAACTAACAATCTCATCCGAAGCGGTGACGGTTTCGCTGGCAGTTGCGGCAAATGTTGCTAGTACGGAAGATAACTCAGAAGCCGTGGCAGATTCGGAAATCAAACCACCAAAATCAATCAGAGCCGAAACCTGTTCGGAGCCTGTTGCTGCTTCGTTTAAACTTCCTCCGATAATGATCGAGCCAGAAGCCTGATCTTGTCCCAAAGACTGCTCTGCTACAGCCGCATTAAATACCACGCCGGACGAAGCCGAATCGGATGCCGTCGCCGTTTCGCTGATCGTTGAAACGAAGACCACTCTCGCAATCACCGTTTCCGATCCCGTTGCAGTCTCGGCAATAGAAGAAGCAAAGTCAATCGAAGCTGCCGCCGTATCAGCGGCAGTAGCGGAGTCAACGATTGACCCTGTGAAATCAACCGACCCTGAAACGCTTTCAGAGCCTGTGGCTAACTCAATGACAGAAACCGCATAAACGACCTGACCGCTAGTCGAGTCAGCGCCAGTAGCGCTTTCCGAAATGACGCCTTGGAAAACAACTGTTGCGGAAATGGAATCTGCTGCCGTAGCAGTTTCGCTCAACGAAGAGGCGAACGTAGCCAACGCATTCAGCGTCTCTGATGCGGTCGCGGCTTCAGAAATCGTTACCGCATAAACAGCGCCAGCAAGCGATGAATACGGAGCGGTCGCGTAGGGCAGCAGTCCAAACACGTTTAAACGGCTTCTAGCTGAGATTCTTCAAACCAGCGCTGCTGCTTTACGCCAGCCTCATCAGTCCATTCCAGCAGGTAAAAGAAAGTGCCGTCTTCATCCATGCGGAGTGCAATGACTGGACCTTGCGGAATAACAGATGCCAGTTTGACATTCTGACCCTTAGTGTATTTCGTAGCCATGTTTGCTCCTTATGCTGCGTCTAGGCTGAAGGTGTAAGTGACGTTCAAGGTGTCACCAGAAACAACAGCGCGGTCTCCCGGAGACTGAAAGTCAGAAGCCGAGAACAGAATGCCGGTCGTGCCGCCCTTGGTATTGTCGCTGGTCAAAAAAGCGCCAGCGATTGTAGTCGTGCCGTTGATAGAGAAAACAGCCACAGAAGCCGAGTTGCTAATCACCGAAGGATCCGCAGTTGTTGCTGCACCGAAAGTACAAGTAGGACGGTTTGCTTGGCTATAGCTTGTATCTTCTGTCCAACCTGCATGAGAGGACATGGTGTCGCCAGCCGCAATCGTGGTGCTGGCTCCCGGACCTGTAATCAAACCAAGATACCAAGCGGCGGTATAGGCAGAACCAGAAAAATACTTGTCGTTCATGTCCTTCAAGCCGACATTCACCACAAGGTTTTTCGCCTCTTCTTTCCACTTCAGGTTGCCTTCTTTGTCGTAGCACTCAACCGAAAAAACGCCGCCTCCGCGAGCGCCCTCTTGAGATGCACCACCGGCAGCGGCTTCTGCGAAGACCTTGTCGGTGGATTTTGCTTTGCTGTTAATCATTTCATGCTCCTTAAGAAATCCGAATCAAAGCCGAACTGCTGGTATTGGCAGGAAACTGCACCTGAAACGTTGTGGTTGATGTCCTGTCAGCACCAAAGTCCAAAACACAAATTGCCGCTCCACCGTTTTTGTAGATCAGCGCACCACGGGCTGTGAAAGCCCCGCTCCACGACACATCGCCAAAATCAATAAACGACACGCCATCAGAGATTGAAACAGACGGAGTAATGACTTCTCCTCCTGCTGTATACCCGCTTGCCGACACCTCGCCATCTGTGGTGTATGCCGAAGTAGTCTGATCCAAGGTTGCAGCGTTCGTATAGAGCGCAATCTTGAATACGTCGGTTGTGCCGGTAGCAAAATCAAAATCCGCGCTGGCAAGTCCCAGTTTAAACGTGTTGCAGGTGTAATTGCCGGTGAACGCCATTACTTGACCTCCATCCGGTATTGCCCTGATCTGTAGGCGTCTTGACGCTCCATGCCATCGCCCAAACGCTTGGCAAGCATCAATGCTTCGTTGTAGCGACCCATATAGAGATTGACAACATCCACCTCTGATTTCATAAAGGATGCCGCTTCCATCATCGCGCCATACAGCAGCACCGAATCAAAGTTGTCGCCCAACCATGTCTGACCACTAGATGCCGTAGTGATCGACTCAGGGTAGTAGTAATAGTGCAACTCGACGCTATAAGCCGCATCCGGCGTTGGTCCCAAGAGGAATGTCAACTCATTGGTGATGACGGGCGGGACGTTGTTGGTCGTGGTCGGTCCGAATAGCGCGTAGTAGTAAGGCTTCCCGGTATCGGTTGGGCTAGGGAAAGACTCACGAATAAAGTTCACATCCTTATTCAACAAATACAAGTATTCGCCGGAGGTTGGGTCAATTACCGCAATGGAATAGACCGCCAAGAAATCTCCCGGAGAAGACAGGTATTTATTGTTGGCTGTGGTTGTACCGGTAACGTTCTTACGAAGCGAAGGAAACTGAACCGAGTTGTAAATGCGCTGTTCGGCTTGCAGCACGAACGTTGCAATTTGTTCATCAGAGGTCAAGCCCCCAGCGCCGACCGCCTGCGGGAAATCGTTCTCGCAGTACGCCTTGATTCGCGCTTTCAGTTCAGTGTAATTCACCGATTACCCCATCTTGGTGCTGTGACCAACGCCTTTGCTGGTGTTCTTCGTGCCACGAGTACGCTGAGTCTGCGTATTCGGGATGGCATTCGGATAGCCAGTATTAGGGGTCGGCTGCGTGTAAGGCTTAGGCTGGACATACTTGCCGCATGGGTCAGCAGTCTCAGCCGGGAAATATTCGAACTTGTCGGTATTCATTAGCCACCCCGCGAAGTAGAACGTTGGTTCATAGTGCGAGCAAGGTTGCGCCCGTACTTCTTCATTGCCTCGGAAGTTACGCCGCCCTTGGCGTAGCCTTTGCCATGCATGGATTTCTCATGCTTCTTGACTTCCTGCTTGGCGATCTTCTTCATCTTGCCAGTTTCCATTGATTGCTCCTATGTGGTTACTACCGTCACTGTACCTAATTCAATCCCAAGGACAAGATTGTTTGGGGTCAATCCATCATCATTTGCCCTCGACCCACCAACGGGAGCAAACCCCCACTGGAAAATCCTGCTACCGCCCTCCGGCGTACCCGTCTGGTTCTGATTCGGACCAGTGGTATTTACTAACTGCAAACCACTCAAACCTGATATGCGATAACTCAAATCCGGTCTTGGATTGCGAATCGCTTGAGGATCATCCACCGGATACATCCCCAACTGTAACTGCGGTTGATCAGGTTCCCAGCACTCTGGACAGACCAGAATGTTGACATTCTTGGTCTTGATGATCAGCCGTTTTAATTGTTTCAGCTTGAACCGGAAAGCGCAGCGGTCGCACTCTGCAATCGAGTTCTTGCCAGACGCAAACTTGTTTCCCATGCCTTACTCGATAAAGTATCTGCGCGGCACAAACCGGACTGCGGACTTGTCTCGATCCTCCTCAGTTGCGTACTTCCATTGTTCGTCATACTGAATCTTCAAAGCTGCCAGCATATCCGGGGCAATCTTCTGAGCAAGGTAATACGCCAGCCCAGCAATCATGCAGTTCAGGAATCGGAATGGAATGTCCTGCGTCTGAACGCCATTACCGGCATCCTGAATACGGCGCAAGCGCCAGTAAACAAAGGTGTAGTAGTTACTCTGGTCGGGCGCGGGCCAGACATAAATCTGTGGATGATCCACGCCCGTGGTCGTATTTGTCCCTGCGGGTCTGCCATTCGGAGGATAGGTCGCGCCCGATTGACGATCCACCCACACCTGAATCGGACGCCCTGTGGCGTTCTTGTTCGGGATGGTCGCGTAGGTAGAAACACTGATCCGGGTGATCGTAAGGTCTTGCTGGTTCTGCCCTGTCCCGGTACGGGTAACGTGTTCCAGAAGGTCGATGGTGTCCACAGGCAGTGGGTAGACAGACTGGTTTTCGTTTAAAGCAATCGAACCCTGCTCAATCGTCCAGAGGTTAACGCCTCGGTTTGCCCATTCGACGGTCAGCAGGTTTAAACTGCGACGGGCTGTACGCAGGTCGTAGCCTGTCCGCAGTTCTTTGCCGCAACGCTCGAACGCCTCCTCAACGATATTGTTGAGGTCTAGGTTGAACGATGCTGTTCCTGACGTTGTCATTTGACCTTCCTGTAACTAGCCACCTTCTTTGCTACCTTCGGCGGCTGTGGAACAAACTGTTTGCCCTTTGCCTTACCTGCCCGCTTTGCCTTCGTTGTCGCCGCATATTCCGCTGGACTCAAAGCACTAATGGCTTTCTCCGGCAGATAACGCTCTCCGGTCTTGGACGATGGCTTGCCTGACTTTGTGCGCCATTTCTGTTCCGTCCATGCCTTCAGGCTTTGTTGCGGGGCTTTCATCCTTTGTAGCCCCCGCCCTTCTCTTTGTACTTCTTAGCCAATAGCTGCGCCTTACGGGCGCTCCACTGCCCTGCTGCCGTGCCTTGGGTTGCTGAACCTTTGATCTGGTTGAACAAGGCTTTACGCATTCCGGGCTTGGTGTAGTTGCCAGCCTGATTTACTTTGCTCTCGCCGCCTTGTTTAAACAGCTTGACCGGCTCGTTGCCGTCCCGCTTTTTAATCGACCTGATCTTCTTCGGGTTCATTGCACCCATACCACGGCTTGGCATCATAGGATTCGACCCTTCGTCTTACCGCGCTGCGCTATACCATCAGCACGAGCAGAGGCAGAGGAAACCTTGCCGCCAGACGCCATCTTTTTGACCTTGCCGCCCTTCTTGAACTCAACGCCTTGGCTATCAATGCCCATGCGCGGATTCATACGCAACGTGGTTCTTGGGTCAAGGTCTGCACCCAAGTTCATGGCGTAAGGGTCTCTCAGGCTTCCTCCCGGCATTCCTCTTGCCGAACCTTTTGCGCTCAATGTAGGCTCAGTACGCGCCGAAGTGGAAGATGGCTTGCCCATCATCATTTTGGCTAACGCTGCCGTAGCACCCGCACCACCCAATGCAATAGGAATGGCAGCGCCGGAAGCGCCATCAGACCGCTCGGAGACTCTAGGAGAAAAGTCCTGACTGCCAAGGTCTTCCTTCTTGACGATGACAGGAGGCTCTGACGTTACCTTGGAGCCGCCACCCTTTTTTTCGGAGCGCAACTCGGTAGAGAATTTCTTGCCGTCAAACTCAAAAGTCTTCTTGCCAGATCGACGGGCAGCAGCAAACTCCTCACCAAATGAGATTTTTCTTGGCGAGGTGTAACCGCCTTCTCCGTCCATCCTTTTGATGTTTGAGCCTGAAGAGGCACGGCGTAAACGTTCCGTTACGTCAGGGTTCAACTCCTCATCTGACTCAAGCAACTCTCGCGTTCTGCGATTAGTCGAGCCGCCTTCGTCAAACAGTTTGACCTTTTTTCTTTTCATGGGAATCCCCTATTAGCACTTGCCGCCGTAACGCATCTTTTTGACAGCGCCGCCTTTTTTCATGGCAACCTGCTTGGTGTCGGTCTTGCCTTTTTTGGCTACGCCGTCAGCCGATTTGTGACCAGCAGACAAACCACCACCAGCCATCTTCTTGACTTTGCCGCCATGCTTCATACCGGCTTCTTTCATCTCATGTTTGATCATGGACTTAGGAGCGCCCTTCTTTTTCATGAACGACACTTCCTTCTTCATCATTTCTTTTGACTCTTTCATGTGACCACCTTCCTTCATTGATTTAGATTTGCCCGCTTCACTCAACGCAATTGCAATCGCTTGCTTCGGGTTGGTGACCTTTTTCCCGGAAGATGATTTCAAATCCCCCGACTTAAACTCTTTCATGACGGTTCTAACTTTGTCTTTCATACGAATCGTCCTTTAGTTTTGCCGCGCTGGGCAACGCCATCCGCAGACCTTACATATCCACCAGCTTTTACTTTGCCGCCCTTCTTCATTTTCTGCGTGTATTTCTGAGACTCAGGGTCGTAGTTATACTCAAGTCCAGATTCGCCAACAGCTTGCTGGGTTGCTTTTTGAAGTTGCTCAATTAGCTTCATGGTCGTCCCTTTTGCTCTTTTCGGAGATCGTCAATTTTTGCCTCCAAACGAGAAATGCCAGCGTCAAACCGCTCCATAATCTTTTCCATGTCGCGATGAACTTCTGCGCGAGTGATGTGATCACGAGCCACCTCCTCTCGGGTCTTATTGAGCAGGATGCCAAGCCTGTTCAATTCAGCGAACTTTTCTTTCACTACGAATCCCAGTAAGGCAACAATGGCTGTTAGGATCACGTTCCATATCATCATCTCCATTACCACTTCACCTTATCAGCCCAGTACGCCGCGCTCATCTTGCCCTTGGCAATGTTTGATCCGTGACGCGCTTTAAACGATTTACGCTTTGCCTTCATACGATCAGACTCACCCGCCTTGGGCTTTCCTGCCGTACCAGATACAGTTCCAACTTTTTTACCCTGCTGCCCAAAGCGAATGACCTTCTCCTTGCCGCCCTCGCAAGCCTTCACAATGTGCGACTTCTTGGGGTGGGTCGGGGTAGCCCGAGGCGAGTTGCATTGCATCCCCGACTTTTTGACAGGCTTAACCATTGACAACCTGCCTTTCCTCTTCCATAGGTTTCAGAAGTGGGTACAAGAAGTCTTCACCAAACGCGCCTTCGAACTCGTGGACACCCATGTGTCCGAGTTTGATAGTCGGGTCTACCCAAGCGGTAAAGCCATGATCATGGGCGCGGTCGCAGAAGATGTAGTCCTCGCCAATGTAGCCATCTGGAGTTGATTGGAAGTCAAAGAAGGACTGAAGCACCTTGTTGGTGTTCTGATCCATGTACTTCCATTCGGGGTGCGCGTCACGCAAGGTCTCAAAGACTTTGCGCTGGATCATCATGAAGCCTGTGCCTACGCGCTTAACCTTGACCAGCCCCATCTTGTCCATAAAGATGTTGCCGTTTTCGTCTTGATCGAGCGAAGAGAAGTAGACCTTCTCCTTCTTGCGAGCGGCTCCCACACCTGCCACGATAGGCTTGGTCTGACTCCATGCCAATAGACGAATAACATCGTCCGCTTGGAACGTCATGTCTGAATCGACCATAAAGAGATGGTCGGCGTCTGACTCAAGGAATTCGTTGGCAATAATATTCCGCACTCGGGATACCACGGAGCATCCCGAGACATTGGAGATTTGAATCTGAATACCGTGTTGCTGCGCTTTGACGCAGAACTCGGCAAGCGCAATTGCTAACTTGACCGAGACCTTAAAGTCATAGGCTGGCAACCCGATGAACAGTTTCTTGCCATGCAGGTTGAAGGAGGCTTCTGATTGCATGACATCACCCGTATATCACCATGATGGATGCGACATCCGTCAGGTCTACATAAAGGTTAGTCTCAACCAGAATACCTTCCCCCGGCATTGGAAGCCAGAAAGTACCAGAGGCTGCGGCTGTTGGTGAGTTCATGGTCATCAAGATGGGACCGCCGGAGCCGCCATCTCGGAAGACAACAGAACCAGCGTTCGCACCTGAAACACCATAGACAGCCTTGATCCGACAACGAAGCAAATCGTTGTCGTTCTGATCTTTCATCTGACCATCGGTCGTTCGCGGCTTTGACGCTAATACATCATATTGCATGGAAGCCATGTCAGCCTCCTATTACGAGTTCGCGAACGGCGTAGCAGGAGTACCAGTGCAGACGATAACGCCATTGACCATGTACTTATTGGTGGTCAACGAGGTAATAGTGATGCAAGTGCCAACAAGACCGCCAGTGTCAGAGCCGTTCAGATTGATGAAGTCGTTGGCAGCGGCAGGAACAAAGCCAGCCATCGCGCCAGACGAATCCGAATCAATCGACAAAACTGAGCCAATGTACTTGTCAGTACCATCAGTCGCAATCTTTAACGAAGAGGTCGCAATGGTTGCGTCTACCCAAATGGTAAATACCGCGCCCTGATTGTTTTGAGTGTTTGGATCAGCTCCCGGACCAGCCGAAGGAGCCGAAGCCGATGTGTTAATTGCTGGGAGAGTGATTGTCAGATCAGAAGCTAGTGTGCCGCCAACCTTAATAACCTTGCCAGCGTGCGCTGCCACCGAGAGAGTGGTGCTGGAGGTGATAGAAACGACATTGCCCGGACCCTGCGCGTAAAAACCATTAAGCGAGCGAACCGGACCATCAAATGTGGAAATTGCCATGATCAACCTTTCGTGTTGTAGCACATCCTCTTATCGTCTCTACAAAGTCTGCTAGGTCAGTCGATAAGAGTTGAATCCCTAGATGGGAACATGATACTGCGTTTAAACGAAAAAAGGGAGGGTTTTACCCCTCCCTTTTTCATTACGCTCCGGGCGAGCCGAAGACGCCCAGCGGGTCAGACCAGCCGAAGCTGTAACGCTCGCGGGCTTTGTAACGGACGTTGCCGGTATCAAAGTCACCGTCCATCGAGGTTGCCAACGGGGTACGCACAAAGTGCTTCAGACCGTTAGGAACGTCGGTGGTCAAGAACCATGCGTTATTGTCGGTCAGGAAGTGGTTAACTGTGTAACCTTCCGGGATCGACCCATTGTTCTTGAGTGCGTTGATGTCGTTGTTGTTGGTCGCGACACGGAGTTCGGTTTCCAACAGGCGGGTAGCCACGAACATCAGGCTTGGCGGTACAACCAACTTGCGTGGTTTTGCTGCGATCAGCAGACCACGTTCGTCGGTCCACGCTGCGATCTGGATAACGGCGGCTTCAAGCGAAGTCTCGTTCAGATCGGCAGGGGTGGCTGGCTCGTTCGAGTTCGTGCCACCGGAGACCAGAGGGTGAGCAGTCGAGAACAGTTCGACACCGTCGCCACCGGTATAGGTGGACGAGAAGCCGTTGTTCAGGACGTTTGCCGCTTTGACCTGCTTGGTGTACGACATGGCACGAGCCAGTGCCTTGGTATAGCGCGACGAAAGCGAGTCATAGAGGTTGTCCTCAATGGCTTCTTCGGTCAGGCTGAAACCAAGCGCGATGGTTTCGTGCTGGTAACGAGCAGTCCATGCTTCCTGCGCGTTGTCATAAGCGATGGCAGAGCCTTCGTTTTTGACCGGCGCGGCAGAGAAGCCCGACAGTTTGGTTTCTTCTTCGAAGGAACGCTCAGAGGTTTCGGTTTCGAAAATCTCTTTGTGTTCTTCACCATAACGCTCATATTCCAGACCGAACAATGCGTTCAGACCGGGGAGCAGTTCTTTAAGTAGCTGTGCGCGAGAGATAGCCATTTATTAACTCCTTCCCGTTGCATTCTCATACAGGGAGATGCCGAAGTTGAAACGGACAATCACCTCTGTGTAAGAACCCGGATAGCCAGCAATGGCGGTCTCGGGAACAACGTCCACCACACGAATCGGCAGAGTGGTCTCTGTGTCGGTCGTGTTTAGGACTGCGTTTTTCGAATTGCCGTTGGTAGTGCTGCCAGTGTTTTGCACCAGTGACACGTTCTTACCAACAGCGGCTTGACTGAGGAATCCAATGGTTGTGCCAGTGGAAACCACAGCGACTTTGTACAACTGATCGGGATCATCTTGCACATAAGCCGAAATGCCCGCCACATCCACACCGCCGGGGTAGTATTGCTTGTACACCGGTTGCGAAGTGTTGGGATCAATGTAGGTGCATCCGAGGAATACACCGATGGTGGTCGCGGTAGCCGTGGTCTCAACCTTGGTGATATTACCGCTGGCGTTCAACGTAACCACATCGCCATAGAAAATGGCGGTGGTTTCATTTTGACCAATCGGTAGGTCACGGGTTTGACCTGCGTACACCTGACCGCCCAGCAGGTTCACAGGAACCATGCCGTAGGGGGCAGAGACTTCAGGATAAGCCATGTTTTACTCCTTATTCCCTTCTGCCTCTGCTAGTGGTTGATTTGCGTTCACTAAACAGCGGCATCCGAGGATCATTTTCCTTCATCAGATTGGCATCTACGGCTCGCGTTTGGGCGTCTGTCTGATTGCGAACATAATCGTTACGCTGCTCGACAAAGTCCGTTGGCGTCTTGGAGAGTACCAACCCACCGATCTCGACCAGTCCAGTGGACTTGCCGGGATATTGCAGTTCAGCGTGATCTTCCCGTTTAACAGGAACCCACCCTTCATCCTGCTTGGACATCATGTTTCGATCATCCGACTGCCCTAGAATCGATTTACGAATCCAGCGGTACGAATAACCGTCTTCCTTATTGGGATTTGGCAGGAGCGAAGGTGGTGTCCAAGCCTTCTTCCTCATCCCTTGTTCGCGAGTCTCTTGATCTCGTGGTGTACGATCAGCCATTTGTCATCTCCTTTGCGACTTGTTCAGCATACTTTTCCAGAGGAACTCCAAGTCGCTTTGCAATGGCGACCTGAGTCTTCGTCAGGGTGATCTTCTTTGATCCCGCTGCTGCTCTGGAAGCAGGAGCGACAACATTGGCGGCAGGCTTTGAAGACCTGAATTTAGTGGGAAATGCATCCCGGATGCGAGCATCGATCTGCTCGAAGTAGGCGTCCGAACCAGCGACATATCCACTACGGACGAGTTCATCGTGGATACCAAAGGCAGCACCTCTCATGATTGGGTCTTGGTCAAACCATTGGTTTTCCGTTACCCACTGACGGGTGCGTTCGTCAGGAACAATTTGCGGTTGTTGTCGAGTTTCTACCGGAATTTCTGGCTCTTGTAAAGGGGGCTGATAACGTGGTTGGTAGTTCTCTATTTCCCGTTTGCCGACCACTGCCTCAGAAATCTTTTTCTGCGCGGTGATCATCTTCTCCGTGTCACCCGCTTCGTAGGCTTCCTTGTATTCCCGCTCTGCCTGAGAAAGCATAACTTCATGCTTTTCCTTGCTGGTCGCAACCAATACCTGCTCGCCCTGCGAGAGTCGTTCCTGAAGTAGGCGATTTTCCTCTGCCAGACGTTTGGCGTAGGTTATTGCCTCTTGCTGTTCTCTGGCGAGCTTTTCCTTTTCCCGGCGCTCATCATGGTAGACGGCGCGTAGCTGGCGAATGCGCTTCTGGACGTTCTCCGAATACTGCGAGATTTCATCATCCGTGACTTCGACAGTCCCTTTGGCTTCGGGTTTGCCACGATCCGGTTCCGGGGTGTCATCGATAATCTCGATCTTGGTATCACCCTCGATCTCGATTTCGAGTTGCTGGTTGTTTTCAGACATGGATGCTCCTTTATAGGCGGGTAACTACCCGTGGGTCGGCAATGACAGCCTCGACGGTGTCATCGTTGATGATGCGAAACTCCTGATCCCCCTCCGGCGTGGTGATCTTGAACCGTGTACCGGAATAAGACCGCATGATGATGTAGTCATTTTCCTTGCACCACGGACCGTCCGGGAACTTTTCGGGGTCTTTGTAGGCTTGCGGACCCAAGGCGACCACCAAGCCAACAATCGACGCGATCTCCTCTTTCTGTCGTGTTGGTTCGGCAATCACAATCTGCGAATCCTTGTAGGTTTCTTCCTTCTTGGGTATCGCAATCAGAATCCGGTAACCCTGCGGCGCAGGTAACAACTTCATCAGCTCTTCATTAGTCATCTGGTAAGTCCTCTATGATTCTTATTAAACGTTGAAACGCACGGATTTCCCCCACCACCTCGCGGTAAGCGGAGTAATCCTCAACAGGGTTGAAGGCAATCCTCTCCTTCAACACCTCTTGTTCTTTTTTTAACTCACTGAGGAGGTAGTCCCTTAGTGCCAAGGCTTGCTCCTATCTTTAGTCCTTCGATGGTCTGTTTGGAGTCGATGTTTTTCTCCAAGTCGGCAGCTTTTGCGCCAATCTGTGCGCCAGCAATACGCTCTTGGGATGCGATTCGCTCCCGCTCGCGTTCGTCTTTGGCGGTCAGGTCTGCCGCACGAAGCTTCAAGTCGGCTTCGTCCTTAGCTTTTTTCCGCATAACTTCGGCTTCGCGGATGTCCAACTCGCGCTGTTGTTGCTGCATGACAGGGTCTTGCATGGCTTGCTGGGCTTGCTTCTGAGCAGCTTCTGCCTGATCCTTTTGCAGTAGTTTTTCGGAGGCAATCGCCACTGCGCGGGAAAGTTCGACCTCGATGTCCTCGGGCAGTTGTTCGTCCGGCGGGGGGAGTGGAACACCCAGCATCCTCTCGATTTCGATCCGGTACTGGAAGGCAACGTGTTCATTGATATGCGCCAGCATGGCAGCTTGAATGACCGGCGCTTGTGGGTTTTGCCCGATAATTTGCTGAATTTTCGGGTCTTGCATGGCGTTCATATGGACTTTCAGGTGTGCCTCATGATCCTGATACAGGAAGGCTTTGACCGGTTTGCCTGATATGACTGCCATGTTTTCCGATACGGGGTTCATGGGCTTTTGCTCATCCTCAATCGGGATGATCTTGGCGGCGTTTTTGATGCCCAAGACCTCCAGCATTTGCCGGTGAAGCTGGGGTAAGTCATAAATTTGCGGGGCAGACGCTGCCAATTGCAGGGCAGCTTGGTACTGGACTACCCTTTGCGCCATTGTTGAAGCGTTCGGATCAGACACGGGGATGATGTCCACCATGTCGTAATCATCACGCTTGGCTTTTTTGGGTGCGTCAACCTCGTAGGAGTAGGACTCAGGGGTGTAGTCCCGGACGATCCCGGCAATCAGTTTAAACTCTTGCTTCATCGCGGCATGGACACGGGCTTGCACCGCGCTCATGACCTTCAATGTCCGCTCCAGAATTGCCAAGGTTGTGCCTACCGGGGCTTGATTGGACATATCGCCAATCTTCAAATCTGCCACCGAGGCGAACTTTCTGCCCTCTTCGACGATGGTATTCAACAAATTAAAGAGGGTTTGGGACGGCTCCTTGTACGGCAGCGGGACAATCGAGTCCTTGATCGTCATGCCGGTCACATCCACATCGCGCCATTCGCCCGGAGCAATCGGGGTGTCATCCCCCTTAACGCGCAAGTCCTTGGACTTAAAGCCGCCCGGAAGATTCGACAGGGTTCCCGAGTCCACCAGTTGACGCAGGATAGACGTTGCGCTTTTCGCAAAGCCGCCCACAAGGTGAATCAAGCCAAAGCCGTAGAAACCAAAGCCGGGGATGTAGATGTAGTGCGTGAAGTGCATCCGCTTCTGGCGGGTCTCATCATCCTCCAGATAATTGCGGCGAATCGCCAAGACCTCACCGGTCGATGCGATAGTGATGACGTAAGGCAAGGCAATCCCATCCGGGTCTTCATGCCCCGGCAGGTCATAGTCGATGTGGACTTCATACAACAGGTAGCGGTCATCATCGACAATATTGATACCGGCTTCTTCGTCCTTCTTTTTTTGGATTTCGGTGATATTTCTGGACGGTGTTTCCAGTTCAATATCGCGGTAAAACCCTGCGACTTGCAGCTTTCTGATCTGATTTTCGGTCTTCCTCATGCGGTGCGAAATGCGTGGGGAGGACTGCAAATCCGATGCGCCGTAGGGGACGATAATGTCCTCTGCCGGTATAAACATGGCGACCTGACGATTAATGCTGGGGTCGAAGTAGACCTTCTTGAAGGCGCTGCCGGTAATCGGCAGGTTCCACAGCAAACGCTCATGTTCGTTGCGGTATTCGACCATGACCTCGGTGAGTTCATAGTTCATATCGTCCTGAACACGCGAGGCGGCTTCTTCCTTCTCGCGGGTGATCTTGCCGATGATCTTGGTCTTGACGGGACCGGATGCCGGGAAGGTTTCCAGAATCGTCTCGGACTGGAACTTGACTACAGACTCCGAGAGGATCGGGTGGTAGACACCACACGCGCCATCCCAAGGTTCCGTCCTTTCATCGATCCTGAGTCCTAGCAGGTCAAGACCGTCCTTGTAAGTCCGTTCCCAGTCTTTGCGGGAGGTAATGTCATCCTGAATAAACTGGAGCAGTTCATCAGAAATAGACTGTAACTCGCCTTCCGATAGGGATTCTGCCAAGTTTTCATCGAAGGACGATGTCTTAACCTCGATCTCAACGGCAGGTTCATCGCCGTCTTCCATCTCGATTTCGATCTCAACCTCCGGGGCGGCTTGGTCTTCCATGCCAGTGGGGAGGGCGTAGAGGGATTTTTCAATTGCCATAATTGATTCCTGTCTTGGTTAGTTCCACCTCTTTGGAATTCAGTGGACTCTTTGGCATAGCAGCAACACGGTGTGCAAAGCGCAGACCTGACCGCTCTGCCCAATGAATGAAGTCAACGACTTCATCGGTTGTCGGGGGTGAATGGGGTGGCAACTGAGCAACTCTCTTTGCTTCCATCAACAGATAAGCATTTAAACGCTTTGCTGCTTTACGGTGTCGCCACCAACGTGCTGGCGCTTGGATAGCGCGTTTCAAGCTAAACACTCTCCAGCGTAAGTAATCCAGTCTCCAGCGCAGATACGCTCGCAGCGTCGTGCGCTCAGGCGGTGGTGTGAGTCTGACCCACATTAGTAGTACGCTGCCTTTCTTGGGATAAACATCCGGTCTTCCTCATCCGTTGCCAGCGTGATGAACCCGCCTTGCCTAAAGCGCAAAAGGGCTTGGGTGGTCGAGTCCACCAAGTCATCATGGTCGCCGTTAGGGAAGGACGCCAGTTCCTCCACCAGTTCATCTGCCCATCGGGTATCGGGTCGCCACACCATGCCGGACGCAAATAAGTCCGACACGGCGTTTACACGGGCAATCTTATCCGAGCCTTTGCTTGGTGTGTACTCCGAGATGGGGATACCCATTCTCCTCATCTCATAAATCAGGGGCGCTCCCGCCGCCTTTTTTTCCACAATGAGGGTGTCGGGGTTCCATTCTTTCCAGAAGTCAAAGGCGGTTCGCTTGAGTTCGGGGAACTCCATGCGCTCTTTGAAGGCGTCGAGGACGATGATGTTGGCGACTTCTGAGCCTTCAACGTCACGGTAGAAGACGCCCCATGTGGTGCAAGCGGAATAATCTGCGCGGTTGCTTTTTTCAAACGCCGTATCCCAAGACTGAATGATGTAGTCTACCTGTGGTGGGCGGTCTGCCTCCCACACTTTCCACATTTCCCGCTTGATAATAGCGCCCTCTTCCGAGGTGGGGTTCTGTTGGTACTGGGCTTCCCACTTGGACACCGGCAATTCTGCCTTGATGGCTTCCAATTCCTCTTGTCGCCAGAATTCCTGCCAGAGGGGCTTACCGGACGGGAGTAGCGCGGGCAGTTCAATGACTTCCCATTCCTCCAAGTCCTTCTTCATGGCGGCGTTCACAATCTGACCGGTCAAGTCCCGCTTAGACCAGCGGGTCATGACGATCACAATCGACCCTCCCGGCTGGAGACGCTGGCGTGGACCCGAGGAATACCACTCATACACACGGTCATACACGGCAGGATTGCCTTGCATGGCTTCTTGTTCCGAGTGTGGGTCATCAATGATCAGAATATCCGCGCCTTTACCGGTCACTGCCCCGCCGACACCAATCGCGAAGTAGTCACCACCCTTGGAGGTGTTCCATCGACCGGCAGCTTTCGAGTCTGCGGACATTTTGGTGGGGAAAATTTCCTGATATTCCTGCGATCCGACCAGATTTCGCACCTTTCGACCAAAACCGACTGCCAATTCAGCGGTGTGTGCGGTCTGAATTACCTTCTTTTCAGGATACAAGCCCAAAAACCATGACGGAAACAGGTAAGAAGCGAACTCAGACTTGGTATGCCGGGGTGGCATATTGATAATTAACCGCTTTAATTCCCCACGCGCCACCCGCTCGAAGGCATCTGCCATGATTTGGTGATGTTTTCCGGGGATAAAGGCTGCCCACATCTGCCGCACGAAGGGCATGAAGTTCTGCCGACAGCGTTCGCGCTTGTCTGCTTGCAGCAGGGTGTGGATTTTCTCGATCTCGGGGGAGCCTTCCGGCAATTCATCCAGCATTGCCAGATACTGCTTGACCTCTGCCCGAGTCAACAGATCACTCATAGTGCCAGCATTTTCTCAACGGAACGGTCTCGGAGCTTGATCGTCCGAAACTTATGCGGCACGGTGGTCAGGAGTCCATTATCTTCCAGATAACGAACAATACGGTGGATGTTGGAGCGGGACTTCAATCCCAAGCCGGTCGCCACATCCTGCATCGAAGGGGCGAAGCCCTTCATTTTGATGTACGCCTGAATAAACTCCAGCACCCGAAGTTGGCGTTGGGTCAACTCAATCTGCTTCACGCTGCCCCTCTCGGTTTAAACAATAGCGGGCAGTTTAAACACGAACAACCGTTCGTGCAAGCAGTTAATCGTTTAAAAAGAAAGCCAGTGCGGTAATGAGTACACCCATCATCAATCCTGCGCCGACCATAACCAAGCCAATCCTCGACATCACAATCCCTACGTCATACCAATTCATGTTTCCTCCTTACCAACGCCGGTGGATAGGCTCCCTGAAAGGGAGTCGGGTATCGGGATTCTCTACCCACGCTTCGACAATCAACGCCATTGAAGCCAGCGCCACGATCACATAAAACACATAAATCAATACTCTCATTTCGTTATCACATCAATCATTCTGCTGTAAGCCGCCTTGCTCTCAGGATGGGTCTTGGCGTACACCACCTCAGCAGCTACCTCGTACACCTCATACAATTTTCGCAACAGCATTGCCGCTTCCAAATCCTCATCATGCCGTGCATTCTCTTCCAACAACACTGCCAGTTCTTCAGCCCTATTCATGCGTCTGCCTAATAAACTCTTCCCACTTCTTCTCCCGGATGGCATGAGCCATTGCCAAGCCTCCGTACCCAATCACCCCCATCTTCTCAACCGCCAAAGCAATCTCCTGCCTCTGCTTGTCTAATGCCAACTCCACCAACTGCATAATCCCTGCGGTATCGCCCTCAATGAACGTGTCTTCGGGAATAAACCCTTTCTCCGTCCAATGCAGCTTGGTCACCTCCAGTAACCCACACTCCACCATCAATGCCATCAATTCCTTGACCGTCATAGCACCTCCAAAAGCTACATGATAGTGCGAACAAGTGTTCTTGTCACTATCCCCAAAATATATACCCCCTACCCCTTATCCTGTACATTTATCCAGCACTGTTTCCTTATACAGCTTCCTGCCTATCTTCCCAAAAAAATCCAAAAGGGGGTGGGGAGCCAGATTCGACGGTTCAACAAGTCCGGGTAGAAGGCAGAAAAACCCCCGGAGTCCCGCATCCTCTGCTGTCTGCCTAACGCCCCCCATTGTTCGTGTTTGGTTAGTGGAAATGGTGGGATGTGTGGATTAGAGCGTATAGGGTGGAGGGGTGGCATGGCGCGTTCGGGGGGGTGGGGGTACGGTGGGGTCGCCGTAGGGGCTAAACCAACGAACCATACCCACTTCCACGCCAACAACGCCGCTGATCTGCACTCACACACACTGCGTCACACATACGCAGCACACACATACACCACCAGCACTGTGCCTAGCTTAGGCACTGCGCTTCTCTGGCTTCTTCAGTGTGTCCAGCAGGGTGAGGTGACTGCGTAACTCTGCTTTTAGTGCATTCGTATCAACGTGCTTGACCTGCTGGTTCACGTTATCGCTGAACATAGCCACTGCTCTGCCCATCAGTTCCAGTGCTTTGAGTTCTGCGCTCTCTGTCTTGGCGTTCACTACCCTGTCGTGTAAACGCTCCATCACAAAGCGGCGGGTCTTCACTGCGTCTTCAATGACCTTTTCTTTGAGCGCCTCATCGAGAGACCCCAATAGCGCAGTGATCCTCCGATCCTTCAGCAGCTTGTTCGCGTTAGCAATCGCGATGCTCTCTTTTTCGGTTCGCACGTTGTACGCTGACCGGTATGCTTCGATCTTTGTTTTGCCCTGTAGGATGGCATTGACAAAGAGTTGCATCTGAGGCGTGAGACGTTTTGCTTTGTCTTCCTCTCGTACGCCATACACCTTCCCTGTCTTTGTCCTCTTTTCTCTTATCTTTGCCACAGCAGCCTGTACGCCTTCGGCAGGGCTTCCCGCGACAGTCGTGCTTGCATCGTCATCACCCTCAATGCTTGTGTCCTGCTCCAGCATTTCAATGAGTTTTTCCCGCTTCATCTTTTTGCCCTTCAATCACCGTTTTTCACTCTTCCATGCAGTCATTCATGCATGGATCATGCAAGCAACCTTCGCTGCGTTTACACGATCTGTCAATACCTGTTCGCAGTGCGTCTCTCTCTCGCTTCCCTCTTGCTCCCCTCTGTGATGATGCTTCTCTTCCCTCTGTGTTTCGCTCTCAGACTGCCGCCCTTCGGGCATCTGCCCCGCAGATAATGACCCCACAACTTGGTAGGGAATAGCCAAAGCCCAGCATTCATGCGGGTTTTCGGTGCTTGCATCTGTATTGTGTTCGTACAAGCATTCGTTTAAACTTCGGTCTGTTGTTTGGTTCTGCGCTGGGAAGCGCAGCAGCGATCTACCGACGAGTCACCCACCTACACACTCGGGGACTGACTGGGAGAGAGCAAGGGTCACCTGACTGACCCCAAGAAAAGAAAAAGAAAAAGTTTGAAACCTGAGTCAGGTAGAGATAAGGCTAGTAGGCACTGCCCCCGGATGGGATCAGGCAACCGAACGAGATAAGGCTAACCGCTTTGACCCTGTGGCGAGAACACAGGCGAGTGCGCTCCCCAGCGATGGGTACAAGGGATTTCCCTTCAAGCACATTGTTTGCAGTGTGCTTGTGGATGCAATCCCGCATCACACACAGGAGGCTATCACCCATGAACACACTCGACGCTGTAGGTATCGCAGAAGGCTGGATCAACGCCGACTCAGAGGAGCAGGTCATCGAGGCATGGCAACTGCTCATCGATACCGGTCTCGCTTGGAGACTGCAAGGCTGGTTCGGTCGCACCGCATCAGAACTCATCGGGCAGGGCATCTGCCGTGAACCGCATGAGTCCCGCAATTCAACTCAGGAGGCATCATGAACGTTCGTAATTCCGATTTCTTCATCCTGTCCTGCTTCGCAGAGGACGTCCGGGCTATCCCCGGCATTCACCAACGCACCATCCCCGCAGCGCAGACGCTGGTGACCGTGGCTACCCGCTACCGTGACCGGCTGATCAACGCAGGGCATTCGCCTGAGATGGCGCTCTCCCTGCTCAATGACGTAGTCAACTCAATCCATTCAACTCAGGAGGCTTAACCATGACCCAGCAAATCCACCTCTACGAACGCCTGTCCCACAAGTACCGCGATGGATGGCGCTACCTCGACGATGAGCAGTATGTCGGCACTGCCAAGGTGCTTGCATACCGGCGCGTCTCAGACGAGGGCATTGATGGCAACACCTACGCAACTCGGGTAATCGCTCCCTCTGCACTGCGCGGCGTCGATCTGTCCAACGCTATCGCAGACACACTGAGCGGTAGCAGTTGCCGCCATGAGCATGACTGCTGCGGTTGCCCCAGCACCTACGCAGATGTTCGCAGAGTATCCCGCCGCGAGTACGCCGTCTCGCTGCACACAACCTACAACGTGTAAGGAGGCTTTCACCATGCATACGAACCGTGAAGAATGGCTCAATGCCGCAGTCGAGGAACTGCGCCCGATCTTCGACTCAGTCAATCACCCGCTGCCCGATCTGATTCGGGTCACCTGCGGGTTCCCCTCTAGCCGTGCCAGAGCGAACAATCGATTCATCGGTGAACACTGGTCACCGGCTGCATCGAACGACAACCATCATGAGATTCTGATCTCGCCTGTGGTTGACGATCCGCTTCAGGTGTTCTCGACGCTGGTGCATGAGTTGGCTCACGCCGCCACTGACGGTGACGGTCACGGCAGACGCTTCACCCAGTGCGTCCGCTCCCTCTGGCTGGAAGGCAAACCAACGTCAACCTACGCCGGAGAGACGTTCAAGCAGAACTTCGCCGGTCTGCTCTCGGGGCTGGGCGATTACCCTCATGCGCGTTTAAACATCGAGGCGGTGCGGAAGAAGCAATCGACGCGAATGATCAAGGCTTGCTGCCCCGCCTGTGGCTACACCGTGCGACTCACCAAGTACTGGGCAGATCAGGGGCTACCTACCTGCCCGAATGACCGCAACACCCTGTCCCTGTAATTTTCATCGGAGGCTAACCGTGAACGACAATCAAAAACTCGCGCTGCTATCGTTGGCGCATCTCAATACCGTCCTGATCCAACAGAATCAGGCTCCATCCAACAGCAAGCAAGGCGCTCTCGCAGAGGTGCGTAAGCTGGTTGATGCAGGTGTAGTCAGCATGGACAACGTCATGAACGTCAAGCCACAAACCGTGGTCACCGGCGGCGTTGACAATGACCTGCGTGACCTGCTGAACGATTCGAATGCCAAGGCGCTCGACGCCGTTCGCGCAAGCAGCGTTGCCCTGCAAGAGGTTCGCAACCTGAACACGCAAGCGGCGAACGAGTTCGGCAAGTACCGCAGCGAGTTCAAAACTCTCGCTGACTCGCTGGTCTCTCGCGTCGATGCCATCAGCAAGCCGGACACTGCGCGTATCACCAACGAGATCACGCAGCAGGTCTCCGCACTGTTCGATCAGTTCCGCGAACAGGCAACCCCGCAGCAGTTGAAGACCGTAGCGAACGCAGTGCCTAGCTTCGAACTGCAACGTGCCGCTGACGTCTTCGGTGAGACCGCTTGCCTCTACGATGGCGTGGACTTCGGTGACCTGCCTGTCGCAGTGTGGAACGACAGTGCAGCACCAGCGATTGTCGATGACTACGTCTTCAATCCGGCGCACCTGCACCAGTCACTGATCGCCCTCGACGATCCGCTACCCGACAACGTTTGGTTGGCAGGTGAGCGCGGCACAGGTAAGTCGGAGTTCGTAACGCAGGTTGCTGCGCGTCTCAAGCGCCGCTTGTACCGAATCAACTTCGACGAGGCGCTGGAACGTGCTGACTTCATCGGCGGCAACAGCATCGAGTCGGGTTCGGTTGTGTGGAAAGCAGGGATCGTGGCTCAGGCAATCCAGCACCCCGGTGCAATCGTGCTGCTCGATGAGATCGGCTTCGCTCGTGCCCAGTCGCTGGCTGCGCTTCACGCTCTGTGCGAACGCTCTCCGCACCGTGCCATCACCATCAGCGAGACCGGTGAGCGCATCGGTGTCGCGTCTCACGTTGTGTTCTTCTGCGCCGACAACAGCAACGGTCACGGTGATAGCAGCGGCAACTTCGCTGGTGTTCGCGAACAGAACAGCGCGTTCATTGATCGATTCAGCTACACCCTGTACTTCGACTACCTGCCGCAGGATGACGAGATCAACCTGATCGTCAACCGCACAGGCGTGACGCTCGACGCAGCGCGAATCATTGTGTCGTTCGCCAACGTAGCGCGTGAGAAAGCACGAGCAGGACTGCTGACTCAGCCGCCTTCGTTGCGTCAGTTGTTCGCTTGGGCGCGTTCGGTCAAGAAGGGTTTGCCGGTACGCGCAGCGTTTCAGAACGCCATCATCAACAAGTTCCCTGCTGATTGTGCAGTCGAACTGGTCGGCGTTTATACGTCCCATATCAACGAGAGCGATTTCAAACTCGCACTCACCAAGTAAGGAGGTCATATGTTGGCAATCGAGGTGAAACGCGGCGTTGCCGCCACACTGGAGCGCGTGTTCAGCGCGACAGGCAACAAGTTCGATGAACTGTCTATCGCTTGGTCAGGCAGGACTGCCGGTATCAAGCGGGACGGTAAGAAGACCACGATCCTGTTCCCCAGCATCGATGAGACCAAACCTGTCTCGCAGACGCTGTTCAATGAACTGATCGGGTACGCACTGCATGAACTGGGTCACGCATGGTTCACGCAGGACAAACCTTGGGATGATGCGCGAATCGATCACGGTGACTATGTGTCGATGCTGATCAACGGTCTTGAAGACCCGCGCATCGAACAGTGCGTCATCAACTCAGGCTACGCACCCAACAGCCGCTCACTGTTTGAGTTCCTGACTAATCAGGTGCTACGCAAGGGCGGCTACGTTCAGCCGGATGACTTCAAGAACTTCCCGTTCTTACTCGCTATCGAGGGTCGGCGTTTAAACGGCTACTCGATCTGCGTCGAGTCGGTAGTCGATGCATCACCCTACGCAGTTCACCTGCGCTGGGCGTTGACTGAGGCACACAAGGCAACCAGCACCAAGCGGATCGTCACGATTGCCATTGAGTTGTACGAGCGACTGAAGCAACGCCGCGAGGAACTCAAGAAGCAACCGCAGCAAGACCAGCAAGACCAGCAGCAAGACCAGCAGCAAGACCAGCAGCAAGACCAGCAGGACGCGCAGGACAATCAGTCCGATGGGTCTGAGACGCCTCAGAACGGCGCAGGAGACGCGAACGGTGACGAGGCTGGTCAAGATGAGGGTCAACCAAACGATCAGCCCAGTGACAAACCCAGCGATGGTTCAGGTCACCGCGAACCGATTGGGCGCAACCCCGAGTTGACTGACTTCATCAATGATCAGTGCGGTGAAATCAAATCGGTTGCAGATGAGGCGCGTGATCGTCCTCATGCAGGTAAGCCGATCTACTTGGACTTTCACTTTCGATAGGAGGGCATATGCCTACAATCAACAAGATCGAATGCGAGGTACGCTACGAGCGCGATCTCGCCAACGTGCCGCAGGGCATGGCAGCAACTCGCACCAACCTGCAACGACTGCTGCACTCCATCGACTTTGTCGGCTGGAGCAAGAGCGAGGAGTCAGGCAAACTGGATCGACGCGCACTCACCAAGTTCGCTAACGGTTCGGTCAACGTCTTCTCTCGCCGCGAACACGTTCAGGCAGAGACCTCCGCAGTGTCGATCCTGATCGACTGCTCTGGCTCAATGAATGATGGCAGCACCGTGGCAAACGACTTTACCTCACGCATTCGTATCGCGCAGCAGATCAGCATCCAACTGTCCAAGATGCTCCAGCAAGCGCGTGTACCGTTTGCAGTGACCGGCTTTAGGAACGGTGTTTCAGACTACCTCGGCAACGGCGGTTCAACCGAGCGCCCTCACTTCATACCGTTTAAACCGTGGCGCAAGACATTGCAGCAGTCGATAGCTACGCTTGGTGCGATCTCCAGTTGCGCTCAGGGCGGCACTCCTGACTACACTGCGATTGCCAACGCTATCGAGGAGTTGTCGCTGCGTCCTGAGCATCGACGCATTCTGTTCATCCTGACTGACGCAGAGGGTTATGTGCGTGAGCATATGCAGCACCTGCAAAATGTTGCCGACAAACTGGGCGTTGTGATCGTTGCTATCGGCATCCAGTCGCTCAGTGTGACGCGCTGCTTCAGGAATTCGGTCAACGTGGACAACTTGCAAGACCTCTGCAAGACTGCGTTCAATCAACTGCTCAAGGTTGTTCAGCGAGGTGCAAAATGAAACTGCTGAACAGTCAGGGCGTGGAGGTCAAGACCGGGGACATACTGCATGGAAAGAAACAGTATGTTTTCCTCGGTCACGATGGGAAGATGATCAACGTCCAAACAATGGATGAGCGGCGTCTGTACTCATGGGTTGATCCATCACGTTTCAAACTTTACTTCAAGAAGGATGAGTGATGAGCAAAATCATTTTTGTTGTTTTGTCTGTGGCGTTTACGCTGCTCATCTTCGTTGGACTTCTCGACTGGTTCGGGGGCTGCGGCGAGTCGTATGTGCAAGCGGATGGGTCTCGCATCATGGGCGAATGCTTGGGGCGTGAGATGTTCTTTAATTTTTTCAAATGAGATAAGGAGGCTAATCATGGGAAATAGAGCAGTGATTACAGCAAGCAAATCGAAAGACAGTGGGCTGGGTATCTACCTGCACTGGAACGGCGGCATTGAATCAGTCGTTGCGTTCTTGGATGTAGCGAGTCAACTTCGTTACAGGTCACCTGAAGAGGATGAATCCTACGGTATGGCAAAGCTATGCGGTCTCATCTCCCTGTACTGTGGCATTCGCAGTGAAACAGGCGTTGGCATCAACGACTTGTCTAAACTCGACTGCAACAACTACGACAACGGCGTGTATGTGATCGGTGAGGGATGGCAGATCATTGACCGATGGGGACATGGCAGCAAGCCGTTTAAACAGTCTGACATTGACGATGCGAGATCGACTCACGACTACATGAACACGGTCGACGTCATGATCAACACATTACAAAACGCTGATCCAAATTCTTAAATCATTTAACTCAGGAGGTTTTTTAAATGAAATTCAAAGACACACTTATCGACGTAACCGATGATCAGTTCGACATTGATTCGGATTACGTTCCGGCGCACCACAAGGTCATTGAGCCGAATGACTCATACCGTTTACACGTTACGGTGCATCCGACAAAGCCAGATGGTCACTACCATCTGAAGATCGAGTCCCAATGGCTGGGTGCGGAGAACCCTGAAGCAAGGCAGACCCGCTACGCAGTAACCCTGAGCAAGGGGCAGATGCTAGACCTTACGGATACCATTCTGAAAGGAACAGAATGATACTAGTTGGCTTTTCTTTCTACCTTTCTTTTCGGGGAGAGGCATGAGCGAGGGAAGACTACCTCAGATCGAGCGCGGCTTTACTTGGTCTGAGGAGTACCGCCATCAGTGCGAGGTGCGCTGGTTGTTGCGTAAGCGCGTAGAGAGCCGCAGTGAGGCGCTAAACTATCTTGGCAAAGTCAAGGATAGGCGTGGCGAGGCGGCGGCTGAAGCGCTTGAACGTGATGTTCGTGACCAGTGGTCAAAAGGAAATCGAGGCGAGGAGGCATCATGGAAATGACTCATGTATTTTGGAAAGGCATGGTAGGGGTAGTGCTGACTGAAGCAAGGTCACACTACCTGATTGCGTTTGGCAAGGTATGTCAGTTCGTACCCAAGGTCGAATGCGAAATAATCAAACATGAAACTCAAGCGGCATAAAAAGTTACCCCGGCAGAGCGATCTGACCGGGGTATTTTTTTGTCCTGACCTTTTGCTGCGGTTAACGTCCGCTGCCACCGGTCAACGTTTAAACGCTTAGAACGTATCAACGTTTTCGTTGTACGTCCCAGTCACCTTGTCGTACCCCAGCAGGGTTTCTCCCTGCGTACCCACCCACCGGTAGCGGCACTTCCAGACCGCCACCTCCACCCCTACCTCAGCGCGGTGAACCGTCAGACCGCAGTCAGCCTTCGCCCACCATGCCATTGATCCTGCGATTGCCATGCCATCAGGGCGCGGCAGATCGTTGCCTGAGCGACTTACTTTGGATGGGTGAGCCACAAACCAAACATGAACCCCAAACGCCTTAGCAAACGCCTGAACCCTTGTCAGCATATCGCTGATCGCTCCGGTCTCTGAGTCCCCTCGGTTCTTCATATCGATGTAGTTGTAAGGGTCGATGACCATGCCACGGATGCCCATACGCGCAACCGCTGCTTGTGCGCGGTCGAGGATCGAATCGATGGTCGCTGGTTCGACGTTCTCCGAGTCCATGAACAGGAAATGATCGGTAACCCATTTAAACGCAGTGTCCTTCTCCGCATCCGTCATTCGGTGCGAACCCTCAAAGAATCGTTTGCCAGCGTAGATTTCCATGAAGCGCGTGATGTGGACTTCGGGCTGGTTCTCGAAAGAGCAGACCGCGAACTTCCAGTCATGCTGTTTGGCAAGGTTGACCATCAACTGATCGACAAAGTTGGACTTGCCGTTGCTGGGGTAACCGGTGACCACGGTCAACTGACCTGCGGCTACGGTGTAAATTTGGTCGAGCGATGAATAGCCAGTTGACACGCCCTTGCCTGTGCCTTTGCTCCACAGATCGTTTACACGCTCATAGAACTTCGAGGCGGAGCTAAGACCTTCGACAGGGTATGGTTCGGCAGCAGCGATGATGTTGCGTACCGCCTCCTCGCCTTCCTGCAACAGGACTTCGTTTAAATCCTTCAGGTCGAACTTCGCAAGGCGGCATTTGTGTTTGCCGATGCGTCTTGCCAGTTCTTCTGCCAGTGCCTGACCGGGGGCGTCATTGTCGGTCGCGATGATAATGTGCGGAGCCTTGGACAGAATCTCATGCGCGTTCCAAACGAATGCGAACTTCTTGTCCTCACTGGCGGTCACCTTGCCATCGACTACCTTCATGGGCGCACCGGAGGGGACGGAGACCACGTTCTCAATCCCTGCCTCGATAGCACTGAGTGCATCGATCTCGCCTTCGACAATGATGATTGGTTTATCAGGATCAACTTGGTCGATGCCGAAAAAGTCATGCGCTCCACCAGCGTCCTGCGTGAAGTCTTTGTCTTCGATGCAGCGATACTTGGCTGCGGTTAACGAGCCATCACGATAGTAGGGGAAGCCCACTGCCGGAGCATTTTTGCCAAGTCGTTGAAACCATTTCTCCGCAGCAAACAACTTCATGCGTCTCGCAGTTTCTTTGCTGATGCCACGTTGCGCCAAGAAGTCGTAGTGCTGCTGCTCAAGCGCGGCTTGAGTGATGGTTGGTTTAGGAACGACAGACAATTTTCTCTCCACTGGGTTTGTTCTTTTTTCGAATGGCACGTTCCCGCTAACGCCGCAGTGATGGCAGTGGTAGACCCACGCATCATCCTTGCGAGTAATGACCATCTCTTTGAGTTTAAACTTCTTACGCTGCTGGGAGCAGCTTGGACACGATACACGCTCAGTATCTTGAACGTGCATGGCAGATACGAATGCTTGAACTTCGTTCACAAGGATTAGCCTCCGATTGTTTTACTTGTTGTCGCTCTTGTTCTTTGACCGTGAGCGCAACCTCAAATTACCAGCAACGGTCTTGCCACCTTTCCTGATTGGTTTAATGTGATCGATGTCTTTGCCTTTGCGACTAACACCGTTCTTGTCATACAGTCTTCTTGCCTTTTGACGCTCAAGAAAACCTTCTACGTCACCACGCTCCTTCTGAAGCTGGTATTCGTGTTTGTAGTTTCTCTTCTTCGTTACCATATTAGTCTTTGTATATCTTGACTCATGGTCTGCCCTTTGGTGGGCAGACCTAGCCTATCCTGTCTGCCCTTCACAACTGCCCATTGGAGCCGCTGACCCGCCAGCCTTTTCGATTCAGGGTGCTGGCTTCGCCGCCCTGTGTCCCATTTCAAATCTATCCCGTGGTTGGACTATGCACACCTGCGCCCACCGTTCACCGTCACGCAAGCAGGGGATCAGTGTAACGTCGAGAGAAGAATTTTTACAAGCATAAAAAAGTTTATGGTGTAAAAAAAAAACGGAGTGCCTGTTTAAACAAACACTCCGTAAACCAAATGGCTACAGCTTGCCCGGAGGGGAGTCCGAGCGAGTTGATTGTGATCTTATTTTGTTTAATGTCAATGAGAACACTTGACAGGCTTTGTTCTGATTGCCACAATTCAATTATTCCTTCGTGATTAGCCTCCGAGCGGATACCACTACCGGTGGGGATAAAGGGACTCTTCGTGAGTCCCTTTATTTTTGCTCAATCGATTCAACGCGAATCTCGCAGCGTGGATTGTTCTTATCCAGCCCCCAGTAAATGTGCTTCTCCTTGACCTGCCTGTCGTTCTCATAGGCAACGCCTTGCAGTAGGTCGAGGATCAAACTCTCATCCAAGTCAGGGCGGCGACTGGCGTACCAAATCTTGATGTGAACAGCGACGTCCCCCTCCAAGCCCTTGCCTGCTTTAGCTTGCAGTTTAAACGCAGCGGCATACGACAGCGCCTTGCTGGACTTGATGAACATCGGTTTGCCCCTGACGTACACCATCTTCCTGCTATTCGCTTTCGATGCAGGTTCCCCTAAGATTGTGAATGCAAGTGCTTGTTGATTGTTCGTGTTAGTGCTAACATCTGTCATGTGTTTAATCCACTGATGGAGACTACGTTTTGAAGATAACGAACAAACACAATGTTCCAGAAACACTGGTTGCTCTCGCATCGCGAGATTACTACAGCAAAGGCAAGTCAGACTACAGCGTCACGGAGATCATCTCCCCGCCCCGCATCCAGCGGCTACGTCGATTGCATCATGAGGAAATGGAGCAGGACGTCTCCGATATGTTGTGGCAATTGTTGGGGTCGGCGCTGCACGTTGTTGCCGAACGAGGCGTTGCCGAGGGGCATATCACTGAAGAGCGCTTGATCACCGAGATCGATGGGGTCAGGCTATCGGGAGGCATCGACATTCAGAAGATCGAGTCCGATGGGGTCATCATCACGGACTACAAGTTCACCAGCGCGTGGGCGCTGCGGCAGGACAAACCGGAGTGGGAAGCCCAGCAAAACATCTATGCGTGGCTGGTAGAGACCGTCAAGGGTCAGAAGGTCAAGAGCATTCAGATATGCGCTCTGGTGCGCGATTGGAGCCGCAGAGAGGCATCTGTGAAGCCCGATTATCCCCAAGCGCCCATCCAAGTCTTGGAACTCCCCCTGTGGGATTCCAGCGAGACCGAACGCTACATCCGCGAAAGAATCGATGCACACAGATTGTCAAAGGTGCAAGCAGACTGGGGTGATGAGTTGCCATTCTGTACGAACGATGAGCGCTGGGTTCGCGAGACCAAGTACGCAGTCAAACGTGAGGGCAGGAAGACTGCCATTCGGGTGTTCGATACCCAGCAGGAGGCAGATGAACTTGCCGAAAAAGAAAAGGGTTACGTCGAGGTTCGCAACGGAGAGCCGGTTCGCTGCACCGGCAACTTCTGCGGCGTAGCGCGGTGGTGCAGTCAGTATCAACGGTCGCAGGAGAATCAGGAATGAACGTCTATCAGAAACTCAATGAAGCGCGAGAGCGTTTCCATCAATCGCCGCTGAAGAAAAGCGGGTTCAACAAGTTCGCTGGGTACTCCTACTTCGAACTAGGGGACTTCGTTGTTCCGGCGCTGCAAATCTTCAAAGAGGTTGGGCTCACCTCGGTCATCACGTTTAAACACGATGAGGCGTCCATGCAGATCGTCAACACGGACAAGCCCGATGAGGTCATCACCATCACCACGCCAATGAGCGAGGCACATTTAAAGGGTTGTCACCCAGTCCAGAATCTGGGCGCTGTTGAGACTTATCTTCGGAGATACCTATGGGTAGCTGCGTTGGAGGTGGTCGAGCATGACTCGCTTGACGCCACTTCCAAAAAGACAGAGGAACCCAAAGAAGAGGAGGACGAGGACAAACCAAAGAAGAAAATCGTAGCCAAGCGTTACGAGGAACCAGATACCAAGAGCGAGTTGTTCATCGAATCACTGATCAAGTGGGGCGAAGAAGCCAAGTCGCAAGCAGAATTGACTGACCTCTGGAAGCAAAACCAAGGGGCAATCGATGACTTGAAGAATAACAAGCCAGAATTCTTCAAGAAACTCCAAGCACGATTTGGAGAACTGAAGTCTAACTTTCAATAAGGATGAATCATGAGTGATCGCGAGTATGTAAACAGTGGCACGTTGTTTCAAAACAAGGTCAAGAAAAACCCAAAAGCACCCGACTATCAGGGAGAAATGCTGCTTGACCTTAGCGCACTTGGTGTAGGCAATGGCAAGGCAAAGCTACGCTTGGCTGGGTGGAAGAAGATTTCCAGCAAGGGAACCACGTTCCTTTCTTTGAGCATCAGCGAATTCAAAGAGAAGGAAGAAGGCGGCTACCCACGCGCCCAGAGCAAGCAAGATTCTTTTGATGGGGATGAACCATTTTAATTTGGAGGAAGGTATGAAAGAGGCTAAAACAAGCATGATGAAGTTCATGCGTAACAATCCTAATGCAACGTTTGAAGAGTTCTTTAAAGCGACAAATGGCAGAAAACAGGATTGGTATTCTGCGCGTTACACTTTAAAAAAAGAAAGTGGCGGTAAGCCTATACCGAAAAAGAAAACCGTTAAGGTTAAGTCATACGAACGCGCATCACCCAGCGAAACAACGTATGACGCTGTTGCTGTTTACAACAGGCTGCTTGAATTGCAAAAGGAAAACTCTGACTTAAAGCACCAGATCATTGGCTTTAGGTCTGTTATTTCTTACCTTGAAAACCTTGCTGGTCTGAGGAACTCTCAATGAGCGCCCTGCAATTTGAGGCATTGAAGGTAGCGTTGAAGCAGGACGCTACCGGATATGTGCTGACCGTCAAGATTCACCCTGACGAAATACCACAAGAACTAATGCGCGACTTTATCGGTGCGCGGTATGCCGTTGCAATGGTGCGTATAAACGATGATGAGTCCTTTACGCAGGTGAGGAACCGAGTTCAAAAAGCAGGGATGCTTTGCCGCGAGAACTGGTTCCATCGCTTTCTTGAAGAGGTATACGACATGGAGAAAGGAAACGAAGGCAAAGCCATTCGGTTTATTCATGACGTATGCGGTATCAACTCAAGAACGGAACTGAACGGCAACGAAGAAGCGCAAAAGGTTTTCGATGACTTGGTTGAAGAATATGAACAATGGAGCCAAAAAAATGACCCGTTTTAAAACCGTTGTTCCCTTGATGATTTATATGCTGCCAGATGAATTGTCGAGCCTGAAGAAGTATGCAAAGGGCGCAAAGAAACCTGTGTCGCATATAGCCAGAGAGGGTATTCGGATGCGCCTTGCAGGTGGCGCTGATCCTTACAACAAAGGATTTGATGATGGGCTGGATGCCGCAATTCAGGTTGCTCAAAAAAGCAAGGGGGCGCAGATGCGATTCCCATCCGGCAAATCCTTTGGGCAACTGGTCTCCGAAGAGATAGATAAGTTTAAACGCACATCAGAGTATCCCGACGACAACGAGGAATTTACATGATGAACGAAGGTAGGGGGACGGTCAGCGAGTTGCCGATGGAAGCCAAGATTGCGATTGCCATCAGGCTTGCGGAGGTTATCGATGACTGCAAAGATGAAGATGTGGCGCGGGGGCTGAGGGCTTTATTCCACACCCTGATCGGGGACTTGGTTAATCCTGAAGTGAGGCATTGATATGGATAAAAAAGATGTCATTCAGTTGGGCAAGGAGGCTGGGATTATCCCCATACAAAATTTCTCAATGACCAATCTAGAAAACTTTGCAGCCTTGATTGAAAACAAACTGCATCAAACCTATGAAGAGCGTTTACACGCTGTCGAAGCAATTCAACGTGAGAAGCTGGTTCGGTGGATGATGCAGCATGGATATGCAACTGGGCATGGCGATTCAATTGAAGAGTTGTTGTTTGAGTTGAAGTGGCAAATCAACGAACGCATTTCGATCTTAGCGGCGGCAGAGCGTGAAGCGTGTGCTGCGTTGTGCGACAAGATAGCCGATGAGGATGGGTTCGAGGGTGGGTATGCAGACTATTGCGCTCACGCTATCCGCGAGAGAAATCCGCTATGACAGACACAAAATTTTGCACCAGTTGTCAGGCAACAAGGCAACTTGAAGGTGGAGAGCGCAGGGTAACGCGAGGTATGCCACGTTGGATATGCCAAGCCTGTATTGAGCGCAAGTCAGAGAGCATCTACAAGAGCCAGAGGGCTGACGCTATTGAAGCGAGGAAAAGAAATGACCAGAGATGACATTATCCGCATGGCGCGGGAGACTGGCTTAGAGCAAGTGGTAAGCATTGCGTTGGATGGCACTAAAATTGTTTCTTGCCCGCCGTTGCCCGAACTTGAACGCTTTGCCACCCTAGTCGCAGCAGCAGAGCGTGAGAAGCTGAAACACGAACTGTTGACGCTTGAGAAATGGAAGGGCATGGCGTTGGCAAAAGATGGTGATGGTAGGACGTTGCAAGAAGTCCAGCGGGAAGCCAGAGAAGCAGAGCGTGAAAAGGTAGCCAAATGGATGATTCAGCGCAGCTATGCCACAGGTCACGGGGATACGCTTGAAGATCTGCTGCAAGAACTGGACTGGCAGATTGCTGATGGCTGGAATCGTGCGCTGATTAACGGGGTTGAGACTGAGCGTGAGCAATGCGCGAAGCTGTGTGAGGAACAGCGAAGCATTGAGTGGGTAAAAGCCACTATGCCTGCGCTGATTAGATATGAGCCTGCAAATTTAATGGCGGATAAATGCGCTGCTGCTATTCGCGCAAGGGGAAAGAAATGATTGCACATCTTGATAATGGCAAATCAACAGAGATTCGTCCCGGAGCCGCAACGATGGGGCTGCGCGTTGTTCGTTGGGAGTTTGACTACCACGATATGCGCGAATTGCTGAAAGACCCTCAACTAATGTTAATACTTTTCACTCGCATGGTTCCCTATGAAACTAACTGAAGAACAGATTTGGAAGTGCAACGATGCTGGCGATGGCAGCTACCACATCTGCGTAGCACATCAGAATGTCGTGGAGTTTGCTCGAGCTATCGAGCGTGAGATTGATTTTGATACCGCTGATCGTTGGTTGACACGTATAGAAGCAGCGATCAAAGCAGAACGCGAAGCCTGTGCAAAAGTGTGTGATGAAGTGAACAAAGAGTATGACGGTGAGGAAGTATCGGCTAGTTGGATTGCCGCCGCTATCCGCGCAAGGGGGCAGTGATGGATGAACTACATTGGTACGCATTGAATTACAGAACGGCAGTTACGCAGGAAGAAATAGAAAACGCGTGGAAAGATTTAGTTACATATATCAAAGGTCGGATTGCAGGCGAACGTGAAGCCTGTGCCGAGTTACTTGATGAGATGGCAGCAGAGGATAAGTTGTCAAACTATTACCAAGTAGCAGCGTTGCGGATTAGAGAAAGGGGTGCGCCATGAACGAGGTTGCTTTGTATGACCTGACGTTTGCGCTGCCCATTTGTGCAGTATGCAACAAGCCGGTAGACAAGATGGAATCCATGTACTTGCCAGACTATGACGGCAAGCTGTTTAGAGCGCACTGCCACGGCAAGACAGAAGACTACATTCTTGGGTCTTACACGATGTTAGACGCAACACAGATTACGTTTGGCAAAGCCTTCACTGCGCCGCAATTAACAGGAGGTTCGCCATGACTGACAAACAACCCGAAGCCCTGCGGCTGGCTGATGTACTTGATTATGCGGTAGGCATTGAAGG